GTCTAAAACCATTCCCCGTCCCACATCTGTTCGGAAATAACAAAAAGTAACTTAATACTTACTTACCGTATAAACGTATTCTCCTCTTCAAAAACTTTTACAAGTCTCAACTAGTGAATTTTACATTGAATAGAAGGTCTATACGGCGGTGTTATATCGAAAACAGAAAATCGACGATGAATAGGACCCCAATCCCACCCTGTCCTGGCTAGGGACACACTCAGCCTAAGTAGAGAAGCAGAGCTCGTAGCTCATAGCCTCCCTGAACTGGTTCTGGGCCTGCTCAACATCATAAAGGAAATCGTTGTAACCAAGGAGACCGATATTAATTTTCGGTTCCCAAACAGCAACTTTTTTCCTGATGACACGAGCACTAGCAGCACACCACTTTCGAATAGGTATCGCTTTCACGGCATTAAAACCGCGATGGTCCCTAAGAGAGAATGTTCTTAAATCGGGTGTAGTCGTAACGACCTTCCCTACATTTTCCATTCCAACTGTAGAATTAAGACAAGCTAAGGTAACCAAGGAACAACCGACTTCAGTCCGTTCTTCCTCGATTTTCTCAGCCCAATTCTTTTCTCTATAGCTCTCTATTTCAAATTTGGTGTAAACCCTTTTGAGTTGCAGTGCTTCCATGATCTTTTCGTAATCTGAAAGATTATCAAAGAATTTCGCCTCATCGGTGTACTTTCGTACATCGATGATTTCGTCATCTTCTTCGATATCGAAATATACTTCACGCCTAACCACATCACTGTGGAAGGGGTTATATATCTCAAATTCCGAACCCTCGCGGGTCTTCGGAAGTCCGTCTTTCATACAACGAACAGCTCTCGAAAACTGTCTGTAACTGATCACACTCTCTCCTCGTTTGGAGAGCTCGTAGAAATCGTAAGGTAAGGGGATTCCCAATCCTCCAAAACATTGCGGTAAATACCAATGGATCGAATCAATAGACGGATCCGTCAGTAAATAGTTAAATGTGGCATACCAGAGCTTTTCAGCTTCATCCTGGTTGACAGCACCCACAAATCCTTTCATCCAAAGAGAATACGACGCAGATAAATCGAACGGACCTTTTGGCTTCGTATAAGTTCGCGCATCGTATTTTTGTAATCCTGAGGCGTTCGGATAGTCTACCAAGACTGGAACACCATACTCACCTAGCATAAAAGCCTGGGAGTTGATTACACAAAAACTCTTTGATTGATAGACCTTGCCCAAGCTTGGCGCAAGACCGAGGGTACTGGAGATCTTGGCCCATCTTTCGTAAGTCTCACGACTTCCGACAAATAGACCATCATCACCATTAATTAACATTTCTACAAACTCATCAAACTCGTTAGGATTGATAGCGAGGGAAATCGCAACAGCGTTAGCGATACAAAGGATAATAAACGAAAGTTTACTACCCATCAACTGACCGTTGGTTTGGTTATAAGTTTTATCTTTATAGACAATCTTATGACCAGTCAGAGACTCCTTACAGAGTCCTGACGGTAAGCCGGTTAACTTAGAGATTTCATCCATGATATGGTCTGAAAATTCTTTGTTAAGGTTATCTGTAGCAGCGGAATAATCAACTGAGATCCAAAAGGTCTCAAATTCCGTAACTATCGGTATATCCTCCGGTAAGACAGGTCTGCCTGTCAACCTAAACCAAGGGTGATTCTTTAGACATTTCCAGAGTGCTTTTTGAGCACCCCCAAGACTATATGTCGACCAAGTTGTTTCTTTTGTAATTACACGAACCTTTAACGGTTCTGTAAGAGCAACGGGCTCAGCGAAGATATCTTTTGTTATCTTCAACTTTGGTGCGACAGCAGTGGGAACTTTAATCATTTCTCCACCGAGGTCAAAGTACTCCCAAGCGTCATTGCCGGGAGCTGGTTCATCTCTTCGTGTTACCGGGTTAAAAACCCATCCACCGAAGAGTGAAAAGTCTACATCACGCAGTTGTCCGCCTTTAGCGCGGCTTGTACCATACGCGGAAGAATGAGAGGGGTCATACCACTTCTCTTGTACTTGATAATCTTCAAAAACTTCAGCACAAACCTCCTTTATTCGTCTCTTGATTCGGACTAGGTCGATAGGTTCGACACTAGGGGTCAAGACAACAGAGTCTAAAGGAGTTGGTTTTGTTTGTGTGAGGGCAACCTCGTGTTTCTTTAAGGCAGCTTCAACAAACGTCTCACTGACGATTGGACAACCTTTCTTAAAATAAAGAAAACACTGTGTTAACCGAAGATGTTCAACAGTACCTTCAATCGATGGGAGTAGCTCATTAAACAGCTTTCTCGCAAATCGACCGAAGACATTCCATCCAAGATTTCCTCGCTTCCAACCATAAGGAAGTGAGATCAGTTCAGGCATTTCGACTTTATTGCTAAAGTTGAAAGCACAAACACTCTGATATTTGGCAACCTTCTCTCCGTCGCCTCTGTTATATAATTGCGTCCACTGCAAAATGGTCACAAAAGTAGAACGAAGGTGGGGAAGTGATTGACAACCCATAGATGTGTATAGGAGGTAGATTCGCTCAACCATACAAAGACCTCTATAGGCGTTACCAATATCTGACCTTTTAAAAAGGTCAACCTCAAAAGGAGGATTTCTGAGACCCAGATTGCTTGTCAATTCTCTCAGTAAATCGACAAGGGAGTTCCTCTCTGATTTAAAACCAGAAGAGACGACCTTACTACCAGCAGGGCGGAGAGCAAGTTCCAAAAGACTTGTTAATTCGTCAGTTGTGAAGTGATATTTCATATTGCTTCTCTAAGTTTTTCTTTACGTATGTAG